CAGGATATCCTACAAAGTTTAGTAGGAAAGTTTCTGCAAAACTTAATATATTAAGATTTTGATTCTTAATATCTGGATGTTTATAAGAAGAATTTCCTGATTCATTAATCTTCAAAGGTGTACATGTAGTTACAGGAGATAAGATTATATCGTATTTGAAAAATTTATCCTCAAAATTATCAAGAATATCCGTACGTATCTCATTGAACTTTCTAAAATCTTGAATTGTAACACTAGAAGCAACTTCATTATAATAGACGAATTCTTCAGGAAGTTGATCCTTGTAGTCTTTAATTAAATCTAAACCTTCATTTTTCCATTTCTGAATATCTAGTGCCGTATCAATAGATATACTCCATGCCCAACAATGTAGAATTTCTTCAAAACTATGATGAAAATTGAAACTAGAAATCTCTTCTACTTTTGCACCACAATCGGATAGAATCTTTCCTACTTCATTTATTTTAGATTTGATTGCTTGAAACTCAGAAGTATGTATATTTGTAAGATCAAAGTCGTAACTAATTACAATCTTTAGATCTTTTATACAAGAATGTTTAATTGAAGCTAATTTGATATCCCAATTGATGGGTAAACTAATAGGATCTCTAGGATTATATCTAGCCATAGAGTTAAAAATGAGTGCACTATCATCTACTGTATGTGTAAGTGCCCCGTTAAAACAGAACGGATGTGTAGCTGACCATCCATCAGGTCTACATACACTAGGTACTGCACCTACGGACGGTTTGAATCCAAACAAATTACACCAACTTGCTGGAATTCTAATAGATCCACCTGCATCTCCTCCTTCTGCAACAGGAACAAATCCACTAGCTACAGCTGCAGCAGATCCTCCAGAAGATCCACCGGAAGATCTAGTATAATCAAAGGGATTTCTAGTAGGTCCATACATCTTATTTGTACATACTCCACTGAACCCAAAAGCTGGAGCATTTGTTTTACCAATAGCTATTGCACCTAGACTCCTTACAGTTTTATAAAATTCTGAATCTTGAACATCTTCTCTGCATAATGCTAGGACACCTCCATGTGAATTCGTCCATCCTTTTTTAGAATCTAAGAAATCTTTCAATCCTACAGGAACACCTGCGAAAGGTCCAACGCTTTCTCCTTTAATTATTCTTGATTCTAGAATTTTAGCTTCATAGATAGCATCTTCATAGTTAGTATAAGTAAATGCATTCACGAATGTATTATAGTTGTTAACACGATCTAAGAAGTATTCTATAACCTCTACTGGAGAAACTTCTTTATTGTTAACTAGTTTTCCTAACTCAATTGCAGATAAAGTTTCTAGTTTCATTATATATCTCCTAGTGTTACATCAATGTTTAAGAATATTTTTCAATGTAATCTTTTCCTACCTCATCCTTTTTCCAATTTTGAGACAACTTAAATCCTAGCGGAGAAAATACAACTTCAAAAGCTAGTTCTAGTAGCATCATCATAAAAGAACAAACAATCACTTGAGTCATTGTCCATCCGAAGAAAATGTAGGATACGAACAATGCAAACACGAAGTTATCTACAAACTGACCTGCTGCAGTAGAAATGTAACTTCTAATAGCAAATCCCTTGAAATCATCCTTCTTATCAATCTTACTGCCAACAATTTTGTTCAGGAAAGAATTAACAAGTCCTCCTAAGAACATTGCAACAGCAGATCCAATAACAATATACCATGCGGAAGAAAATGTAGCATCTAACCCAATGTTGATAGCGGAAGAAATTTCTTCAGATGCTCCTGAATAACTTGCGGCCCAAACACCAGGTACTTTAACAATCAACATGTACAAGATTGCTGTCAAGAAGCTAATCAACATTGCTACTGTATTCATCAAAGTTGCAGCTTTTGCACCAAATCTCTTACATACTGCATCCATGCACAAGAAAGAAATCCAGGACACAAAAATACCTGCCGTTGATGCTAACCATGGAAGGTTAAACACAGACTTGTTTGCTAACAAGTTCATTGATACAACGGACAGGATAAAAATTGCAGTTACAATTCCAGGGATCGCTCGTAATGCTTCTTTTGTTTCTGTTACTAACTTATTCATGATAATTCATATCTCCTTTATTTTTGTTTTTAGAGTGGATGTCAGGATCTTTACAAAACACTCTTTTTGAAATTTCATTTTTTCAACCTTCAATTTAAAATTTGTACACCTCCTTTACATACAATAACGATTTCAAGAAATTTGAAAAGCATCAAGCAAAATTTGCCTGATGCTTTTCAGGAAAAGGAAGAATCAAATGAACTCTTTGCAATACTATATAAGGTGAAAGTTTAATTTTCATCTCTATCTATAAGTACTATAAGAAGACCTACTAAGCATACTATGTTTGACATCTCTTTTCAGCAAATTATTACAAGAGTATATTCTTTGCCCCACCAAGATGTGTCATTGAAATATAGAGTCAAGTGATTTTCTTGACAGAACTCTATCAGCTGTATGGCGGTACCATAAGTGAACAGCAATGAATGAAATACAAAATAAGTAGTAGTATTGAAAGATCTAAAATATCTTGCAAAATTGAGTTCTTCTGACACAAGAAAATCAAGATCCAAGATACCTTCCTCACCTGTAAGAACTTCAACGACGTCTTTTTTAGGATTTTCACAAATAGCATACTCATTGATGTTATGATCTTCGATGAAATGCTCCAAGAAAATAGGATTGCAGTTGTTACCTTGAGAATTGATATGATCGATGTATTCGCAAATAGGATTGAACTTGAGTTCCATAACATTGTGCTCCTTTTTACTTTTCACAAATGATGACCTTAGTGTATTCCTTGCCCCACCAGGAATCTTCATGGACATCTAAACCTAAATCATTTGTTTCGCAAAACTCTGCAAGATGTGTTGCATCTCCGAGTGTAAACAGAGGAACGTGAAAGACAATGAAGTTCATGTTTCGTTCAGAAGATCTGAATACTCGAGTGAACATAGGGAACATTCCGTCAAGAAGCTCAGGATTCTTTGTTTGTCCTTCACCTAGAATGTATTCTACAATGTGAGACTCATAATCATGATCTTCAAAATGAGATGCTACTAATGCATATTCATCTACTTGGTGAGTTTCAATGAAGTTCTCAAGAAGATTAGGATCACAAAGACCTACTTGAGAATAGATATGATCTACATATGCTGCGATAGGATTGAATTCAATATTCATGGTTGATGTACTCCTTTATTCTGTTGAATTTTTGACGAAGAAGTGACTTCAATCATATACGGATCATAGTGGTTGTCAGTAGAAAATTTAAATTTCTTACATATCAAAATGAAATGATGTAAAGACTTTCATTATCTTTACACCATCTATAACGATTCAAATCGAGATGCTTATTTCTTGTTATGATCTTCAGATACAAGGTGTAATCAACTAATTATTTCCGCATACAAGAAAATATCTGCTGATTGTTTCAAAAACAATCAGCAGATATTCTTTTACTAACTTTGAAGCAGATATTCTTTTACTACCTTGAAAATTAAAGAATCTTACAGTCAACATCGTTGAAGAAATTAGTTAGTTCGTGCAGAAATTTATACTCTAATTCTCTTAACTAGTTTCACTTCATGTTCAAATTCTATCAATGAGATCCTGCACTATTTCTTTGTACATCTTTGCATCGTGTTTCAAATACTTATTTATTTTCAAAAAAAATATCTACAGCTTCAACAACGTCATACACACAAAATATTTACAAACAACAATTCACTTACACTATTACTTAGTATACAAATTATGAACATTTAACAAATGATACATATATCGAGATCATAATTCAAGTATGTTGACTGCTATTTTTGTATTTGTTAGATACATTATTTCTGACTAGTGTTGTTTCTTTTTCTGATAGTTCAAATACTACGAAAGTGTTACATGATGTTTTAGTGTTTGAATTTGATTCGTTTACCTCTAGTATATCTTTAAGATAATCTCAGGACTAATTTCTACTACAGTAGAATTCAACTCAGAAAATAATTTAAGAAAACGTATCTTTAATTTTACTAATTGTATAAAAATAACTCCGTATTCACGTTAAATTGAATACGGAGTTTATATTTTTTTGTTTTACTATATCCTATTATCTTAATCAGGTTTTCCGAACAGATATTTTCCTGTGGAAGCATTCTTGAGATAACTTACTGTAGTGTATTCATCAGGATGTTTTACATCTTTTATGAAAGGTGATTTTAGCAGTTTAGTGTACGTAGGATAGTGGTAGAAGATATCTTTCAAAAATTCTTCACCTACTTCATATTCTAGAGTACTGTCATCTACATAGGAATCTTCAATCATGTTACCTAAACTTAATGCTATAAGTGCAAAGTAGTCTCCATCTGTACTAAATTCCCATTCATACTTATGTATGATAGGTGAGCTACCTCTATCTCTTATGTTGTTACCTACTACATATTGAGATCTAATTCCTCTGTGCTTTTCAAATTCTTCATTTAAATCTATAGAGTTTAATAGATTTCTTCTTTCTATTTGACGTCTTTCTTTCTCTTCTTTGGCTTTAGCTTCTCTATCTGGCACACTATCTACATAGTCTAAGAAAGCGTCATAACACATTGGAATGTACTTCTTTATCAACGATATAACCTTTCTCCTAGGTAGTACGTCTTCTATATCTATTGATTTTATATCTGGGTTCCTTTTCATGTAATCTTTTGTATCAGCTACAGTTGTACGGTGAGTTCCGGAAACTCCAGATTTCAGGTATTCGTCAAATTCCTTATTTATGTAATAACTTCCCTCTGTTATACCACGTACAGGTTGTGAATTATCTTTATTATATTTGATAACATAGTCCATTCCAAATTGCATCAAAAATCGTGAAGTTGCATTTACATTATAATTTTTATTGCCACTTATAACGAAACTGACTCGTGCGTTATCAACACCATAGTTATTTGTATAAGTACTTCCGGTTGTGTTGTATTCTAATTCAATATCTGGATACTGGGAAGCTATTCCAGAAGATTTGTAGCATTCATCAATATAGTTATAGAATAATTGTGATACTTCTGATGTATCTAAATCTTGTATATTTGTGCTACTTCTTATGTATTCTGCACGTATATATCTTTTCATCAATTTTCACTCCATTCTTGTAGTTTTATCAAACAATATAAAGGTAGACTAAGATGATATAACGAATCAATCTGAATGTATTTTATTCATTCGTATATCGTTGACTGCTATTTTTTTTTGATTCTAAATTGATTTATCATACTCTGTACTGATCCAAGCTAGTGTTCGGAGGAAGTGCAATAAGGTCAACAATAATGTCGTTCACTACACCATTTACAACTAGATACAACTGGCCTAAAATGGTATTAGCAAGAACACTACCTGTATCATCGATATCTGCATTAGCTTTGAAATAATAATCTTCGATAGCTCCTGCATTACGCATCGTATCTAAGATAGGAAGTGTACCAGCTACAAGAGTACTACGTGCTTCAGAGTTATTATACTGGAAAGTAATACTGATACCTACTCTGTAAACTACATCCTCAACTGCATTTACAAGATATCTAGTGCTCAAGTTAGCTAAAGCTTGATATGTAGTAGGAGGTACTTCAAATAGAGTAGAGTTGCCCCACAAAGCTGTACCCATACCAGGAATAGGAGTAATGCAGTTTACACCTACACCCTCTGTAGTTTGCCAGCTATTAAGAAGCTTCTGAGGAATATCATAATCCATCTTTCCAATTCTTAAATTATGATGTCTGTCAGTAGGAAGAATCCACTCATACTGAAGAGCTTGATTTAAAATCATTGCTCTCTGAATCATTATTGCTAAGAAAGAAGGAGGAGCAATATGCTGTCTTTGAAGACTTGCGTACTGATATCTGCCCCAAGGAGTAAATAGAGCACTATGTGTATGATAAAGATTTACATCACTTGTAAAGGACGACTGATCC